GCTAAACTTAGTAGCGAAAGGCAGTAAAGGGGAAATCTACAATGAGATGTGTCGTTTTAGAGAAAAAGGCGAACCAAATCATTTAGCAGTAATACAAAATGTGCCAGTAACAGAAAGACTTCCTGCTTTAGCTAAAATGTATGGAAACGATAAAATAGCTGGAGTTCTAAGTATTGCTATAACAAATGCTTTAAATAATTTTAATTTAAGGGTTGGAATGAATCCAGAACAAATAGCAAATTTAGCTTACGAGTTAATTAATGAATCTGAACAAGACCAATTAGCTTTGCAAGACATTATGCTTTTTTTAGACGGATTGCCTAAGTTTAAATATGGCAAAGTTTATGACCGAATGGATATGCCAACTTTCTTTGAAATGTTAGAAATATATCGTGAACAAAGGCATCAAGCGTATGTTAATGCTAAAGAGGAATCACACGCTCAATTTAAAGCTATGGGAGATAGCAACCGAATGTCAAACGATATTGATAAGGAAGCTAATCGAAACGCAATGAACGAATATTTAAAAACACAATATAAATAATTAAAGACCCCATCATTTATTAATAACTTAGTGGTGTTTGTTATGTCTAAACTGGGGTCTTTTAAACTTTATTATGAATCAAAAACAATTTTATAATCACATCTGCAAAAAGTACCCAGATGTTAAATACAACGGAGAAGATTTGAACCTTTACACTATGTACGCAAAAGAAATATTTAAGCGTTGGCATAATGTAGAGAAATACCCAAAGGTGGTTGATATATGCAATGAACTAAGATTATCCCAAAGAACTATTTATAGGTTAGCAAAAGACAACAACATGGGTAGTAGATGGGAATTTCACAAACTAAACAAATAACTATGAAAACAGCAATGCAAGAATTTATTGATAAAGTAGAACACGCTATATCATATAATGTAGAAGGTGGCTTAGTAGAAAAATATACTTGGACAGAACTTTTTAATGATATGGAGAAAGCACTTGAAAAAGAAAAAGAACAGATAAAAATACTGACTGATGCACTTGAAAGAATTAAAGATTGGGATGATGAAATGCATAGTGAATGGGATGACCAAGGAGAATTTGCAAGTTTTACATTAAAAACCTATAACCAAAACAAATAACATATGATTCAATCAACTTTTATTCAACAAGGATGGGAATGTCCTAAATGTAAAAGGGTTTATTCTCCAACAACAAATATGTGTAGTCATTGTCCTGAATATACTCAAGGATATGCATCAACTGGAACATCATATACCGTAAGTAGCATTACTTATAGTCATGAATTTGAATCTGATAAAAAATGTTCATCTAAAACAAAATGTAAAATTTGTGGGTTAGAAAAATGGCAACATCCAAATATTTCTTACACTTAATCAAAACAAATAACTATGAAAGTATTAGAATTTCTTAAATTTTTCTTTATTTCAGTTCCATTAGCAATTTTTTTATTTGTAACGGCTAATATTTATTTTGAATTAAAAAGATGGTTAAAATGATAGTGAGTGGTGCGGAAAATGCAAGACCAATTAAAATGATAGACATAGAAACAAAAGAGGTAACCATATTTAAGAGCATAGCCTACGCAGTTAGGATAACCAAAGTTCCAGAGTATTCTATTAGAACTGGGTTAAGTCCCTTAAAAAAGAAGCGTTTTGAGGTAGATGGCCGAACTGTTGTTTTTAGAGTGCATAATCCTTAGCTTTGCATTATGGCATTAACACCATTACCTAAACTATTAGAAAAGACACAAAAAGTTGTGAATTCATACATCCGCAAAAGAGATGAGGGATTACCTTGTATCTCTTGTGGAAGTCCAAACGCAAATCAAGCTGGACATTGGGTAAGTGTAAGACAATCAAGTGCCTTAAGATTTAATGAATGGAATATCAATCTTCAATGTGCAGGTTGCAACCTTTATAAACATGGTAATCAAGTCTTATATAGAGTTGGCTTAGTACAAAAAATAGGAGAAAAAGCCGTAAAAGAATTAGAAGACATAGCAATTAATAATAGAATAAAGAAATGGCAAAGAGCCGAACTTGAAGAATTAATTGAAAAATATAAATAATGTCATACATTTTAATAAAAAATTGTTACGATTGTCCATTTAGAATGTCAGATAGTGAATATGGAGATTATTGCCAACATCCACAATCTAAAGTAGAACAATTTGAAATGGAAAGAATTTGGATGGAAGATTTAAAATTAACACATATTCCAGAAGGATGCCCTTTTTTAGAAGGAGATTGGACATTTACAATAGAATCAAATTTAAAAATAAATAAAGCAATGGAATATGGCAAAAATGACTAATAGCAACAAAGTAAGTTTTGGCCGAAGAAAAGGCGGCAAAGCCAAAAAGACATCTGGTCCAAAGGATAAACCAGTTAAACCTTACCGAAATCAAGGAAGATGCTAATAACTGAAATAAAACCAAACCCAAACAATCCAAGAAAGATTGATACAAACGACTTTGCAAAATTAGTTAAGTCTATAAAAGATGACCCAAAGTTGCTTGAAGCGAAGCCATTAATCATAGACGAGAATAATGTAATCTTAGGAGGCAACCAAAGGTATCGTGCGTGTTTAGAATTAGGAATACAAGATGTACCAGTTATTAAAATGCCAAACTTAACCGAAAAGGAAAAACAAAAGCTATTGGTTATAGATAACACTCACTACGGCTCTTGGGATATGGATATGTTAGCAAATGAAGATTGGCAATTAGAAGATTTAAACGATTGGGGTGTAAATGTTGACTTTCTTGTACCAACCATAGACGAACCTAAAAAGATTGACAATACTAAAAGTGGAACTATTTGCCCTAATTGTGGTGTATCTTTGTAATTAATTAGAAAGTAATTAGAGGATATGGCAAACGAACAAAATTTAATCCCAGCTAAAAAAGGCGAGGTTAGAAACCCAAACGGAAGGCCTAAAGGAGTGCAAAATAGCAAGACAAGACTTTTGCGTTTACTTGAATTAGTTACTAAGGTGCGCAACCCAGTTACTGGCGAAGAAGAAGACTTTAGCATTGCGGAGCAATTGGATATGCAGATTATAGCTAAGGCAAGAAAGGGAGACCTTAAAGCCTATGAGATTATTTTAGACCGATTAGAAGGTAAGCCTAAGCAATCAACCGAACTTGAAGTGAGTGGTGGTTTAAATATAGTTTGGGAGGAGAAAAAAACTTATGTTGGGAATACTGGAAGTTTATAAAAATACCTCAGTAATTTGTAGTAACTGAGGTATAAATTTGAAGTAAACGTTCAACTGCTTTATGAACACAAATATACTATGGAATTATCCATTAAACAAACAATAGCTTTAGATTTACTTGAAGATAAGACCACCAACGAGATACTTTTTGGAGGCGGTGCTGGTGGAGGTAAGACTGCGTTAGGTTGTTATTGGCAGTTAAAGCAAAGGTTAAAATATCCAAATACAAGAGGCCTAATTGGTCGTGCCGTCCTAAAAACACTTAAAGAAACTACTCTTGTGTCCTTTTTCCAAGTGGCAAAGATGCAAGGCTTAGAAGCGGGTAAGCATTACAAGTACAACGGACAAATGAGCCAAATAGAGTTATTTAACGGCTCAATCATTCTACTCAAAGACCTTTATTCTTATCCAAGCGACCCAAACTTTGATGAATTGGGTTCATTAGAGATTACCGATGCGTTTATAGATGAGGCCAACCAAATAGAAGACAAAGCAAGAAATATTATCAAGTCAAGAATTAGATTCCAATTAGATGAAAATAATTTAATTCCTAAAGTGCTTTATACTTGTAACCCTGCAAAGAACTGGACATATTCGGAGTTCTACAAACCACAAGTAGATAACACAATAGCTCCTAATAAACGCTTTGTAGCTTCGCTTATTGATGATAACCCTTTCATCTCTAAACACTATAAGGAAAACCTTTTAACCTTAGACACAGTATCAAAGGAGCGTTTGCTATTTGGTAATTGGGAATATTCCAACGACCCTTCAACTTTAATTGACTATGACAAAATTCTTGACTGCTTTAGTAGCACTTTTGTACCTTCTGGTTCACACTATATTAGTTGTGATGTTGCTCGTTTTGGTAGTGATAGCACTGTTATTGGCATCTGGGACGGCCTTCGTGTTAAGTTACATCAGTATCAAGGCAAGTCGGTTGTTGAAGTGGCTAATATCATAAAGCAATTTCAAGCGGAGTATAAAATACCTAATTCACAAGTGGTGGTTGATTCCGATGGAGTAGGCGGTGGAGTTGCTGATATGATTGTAGGTTGCAAGAACTTTGTAAATAATAGTTCTCCATTAGAAAACCCTACTACAAGACAAAAAGAAAACTTTGATAACCTAAAATCGCAATGTTATTACAAGTTAGCGGAGTACATAAACGACAATAAAATATTCATCAACGCAACTGGCACAATCAAAGAAAAGATTATCCAAGAGTTAGAGCAAGTGAAACAAAAGTCGGTAGATAATGACGGCAAAAAAGGTATAATACCAAAGGACAAAGTGAAAGCGTTGATAGGTCGTTCTCCAGACTTTAGCGATTGCTTAGCTATGCGAATGGTTTTTGAATACACACCGAAGTTTGCCGTGAGTGTATTTTAACACAAAATAACTAACTTTGACATAAATGTACATAATATGGGATTATTTGACTTCTTGAAAAAAAGACAGAAGCTAAACACTATTTTGCCTAACATACCTTTTAACGGACAAGTAGCAATACAACAAGGGATAGTAACTTGGCAAGGTGGCGATAATATTAGCTTTGTTAAGGAAGGCTATCAAGCGAATGATATTGTTTATTCTATTGTTAAGTTAATTACCGATAAAACAAAGATTGCGCCTTGGCATGTTTACAAAGTAGTAGATGAAGTTGCGGCTAAAAAATACAAGGCTTTGATGAGCCAACCGGATAAGGTTGAGAACTGGAAAGAAGTCCATAAACTACATAAGAAAGCATTTGAGATTTATAACGGAGATGCAAGATTAAACGAGTTACTTAAATACCCTAACCAAGAAGATACTTGGGGAGATTTTATTGAGGCTTGGGCAGGTTTTAAATTAGTAACCGGAAATTCTTTTGTTTACGCTAAAATGATTGAAGGCGGCAACAATAACGGGAAACCTTACGAGTTGTTTGTACTTCCTTCTCAATATATGTACATCATTGCTAACACAATGGAGTTCCCTCCAACCATAGCTGGTTATCAATTAAACTATGGCCCATTATGGGATTTTAGCAGACAAGAAATATTACAAGACAAATACTTTAACCCACAATGGAATACTACTGGCAATCAATTGTATGGTCAATCTCCGTTAATGGCTGCTGCGAGAAACTTGACTCGTTCGAACGAAGCCAAGACTGCGGCGGTTGCATCTTTCCAGAATGGTGGTCCAGCTGGAGTTCTTTTTATGAACGATGAACGCTTTGACCCAATAAGCGGAAGCCAACAAGCACAAGCACTTAAAAGAGCGGTTAGTGAGAAAGGTGGAGCGGCTAACTTTAATTCAATTGCAGTTAGTGGTTATAAAGTAGATTGGAAACAAATAGGATTAAGTCCGGTAGAACTTGACATTATTGAGAGTGAAAAGTGGGATATGAAAGCACTTTGCAATATTTACGGAGTACCGGCACAATTATTAAACGATAGCGA